CGACATGTGGTCTGGTGCTGGCGATCCGTTGAAGTGGATTGCGGAGTCGCATACAGTATTTGAGAACTGGGAAGCTAGGATTGCTTTGAAGTTTCCAAACAAACGTGAGTGCAAGATCTTTGTCGCGCATGACATGGCTGGGCATAGCCAGTGGAATCCATTACACGCACAGACAAAGACTGCAAAGTTTAGATCACATGCACACCTGTACATCAGTGGTCACAAGCACAACTGGGCATTAGGACAGATTGAACTTGTAGAGGAAGAGCGCACCGCTTGGTTAGCAAGGGCGCGAGGTTACAAGTATCACGACACCTATGCTTTTGTTAAAGGCTTCGAGCAACAAAAGTTTGGTCAAGCAATCATGCAAGTGATTGACCCAACTAATCCTTCTGAGGTTTCATGGGTACAATGTTTTGCCGATCCTCAGGAAGGTGCTGACTATCTACAATATCGTAGATCGCTTCGCAAGTAACGGCAGCGTACCCAGCAATGTCAACCCAAGAGTCAACATGAGTAGGATCAGAATGTAAACGAGCTAACTTATTTAGAATGTGTAATGCCCCAACATCAAATGGAGTAATAGGTATAGCTAGATGAGCCTCATAAAAAGCAGCGGCAATAGAAAAATTCTCAGAAGGTTTTCCATAATTTTCACCGCGTTCTTTTACTGCGTCTTTGGCTTTAGCTAATATGTCATTTCTAATTAGTTCGCTCATTTTTTCACCGAGGTTTGTTATGATTGACAGGATAGAGGATCGAGTATTAAAGCTGAAATTATTGCCAAGAGCAATGATGATTATGATGTCATTGATGAGTTGGCGTGTAGTTGAATGGTTTATGGCATTGCCTGATCCCAGTCCGGCACAAGCTGGGCTTGTATCTGTAGTTACTGGGGCAATGACCGGAGCCTTTGCAGTGTGGATGAATCACGAAGGAAAGCATCATGTGGCAAGCACTAATCAATCCCATCGCTAGTCTAGCTGGCTCTTGGATGGAGTCAAAAGTAGAGCAGACCAAGGCCAAGGGCGCAGTAGCCAAAGCTAAAGCTGAAGCAGAGGCAGAAGTAATGAAGACCGCAGCCACTCACGAAGCTGGCTGGGAAAAGATCATGGCTCAGGCCAGCGACAATAGCTGGAAGGATGAGGCATGGACTGTCTTGTTTATAATTATTATTGCAATGTGTTTTATTCCAGTGACGCAGCCATTTGTTGAGCGTGGCTTTGATGCATTGTCTCGTACCCCTGACTGGTTTCAGTGGGCAGTGTATGCATCTATCGGTGCATCGTTTGGCTTGCGTGGTTTAAAGGGATTTAAGAAATGAGTTATTATCTGTCACCTAACTTTACCTTAGAAGAGATGGTTAAGAGCCAGACTGCTGAACGCAGGGGTATACCTAATGTCCCAGAGCTGCATCATATAGAAGCAATGGAGGCGTTGTGTGAGAATATCTTACAACCTATCCGTGATGAGTTCGGCCCATTCATAGTGTCTTCTGGCTTTAGAAGTGCAGAGTTGTGTCTTGCTATTGGCAGTACTATTAACAGTCAACATGCTAAGGGAGAGGCGGCAGACTTTGAGGTAGGCGGCATTGATAATGCTGACTTGGCTATGTGGATTAGAGATAACCTACCATTCGATCAGCTAATCCTTGAGTGTTACACTGGTGGCAACAGTGGATGGGTTCATTGTAGCTATTGTAGCTACCAAGATAATCGTGGTGAGTTGCTTACGTTTGATCGTGTGAATGGCTACCGTAAGGGATTGATTCTTTAACGTCAGTAACTTTGAGGCTGCAGACAAGGCACTCTCGCTGCCTTCTCTTTAACGTGTCTTCAACTGTTACCAGTAAACTTCTGCAGCTTGGGCATCTGTCTTTAGATAGAAGTGTTTCCCAGCTACCATCTCCTTGTTCAAACATATTGTCCTCCATATAAAAGAGGCAGACCCTTGGAGTAGATCTGCCTCAGTATGATGAGTAAGAAGAACCACCAACCTCATCACTTATTAGAACGGTACATCATCTCCATCTAGGATCTTGACCAGCGGATCTTCTTTAGGCTGCGCTGCACCATTTGTTTTCTCCGATAGTTCAAAGGACATGTAGGCAGATCCGTCCTTTGTTCTACGCCATGCGGCTATGCGTAAGTTGTCTTGGTAAGGGCCAGTGTAGTCTGGCTTGTTCTGGTTGTCGCCCTTATCGTTCTCGAATAATGCACCAACCTTTTGGTATAGGTCAATACGCGGCGTTCCATCTTTTGATGTGGTCTTGACAAGAACCAGATCTTCATTGGTTCCGTTGTTATCTACCTTACCTTGCAGAATCATAGCCATTTCTGGGAAAGGTTTAAAGGCTGCGCCTTTGTTAGTATTATCGTAATCGCTCATAGAAGCCTCCTGAGTGGGGTTAAATTATTTTGGTAGGTGAGTAGCTATGAGGGGCTTACCACCCCTCACCGCCTTTTTTAGAGCTGTCTGCGGCATATTTATTACCGTCCATCTCCCCAAGGAATACATCTGCGTTGAATCCTAGGTGTGACAGAGCCTTGGTAAGACCGTCAGTGATTGCCATCTTGGGTGCATCTTCTGCCATGCGACCCTTGGCTGCATCGAAGAACTTGCGGCAACCTGTGAAGGGGCCGAAGCAATACTCATCAGAACCAATCCAGATGGTGACATCGGCAACGACTGCGGTGTCTCCATTAGATACATCGATGAAGCGTGTGTTGTTCTTCCATCCCCAGCCTTGACCGACTGGGCCGAACTGTTCTGTGGCGCAGCGTACCTGATACTGAGGATCGATAGCGGTGAATGAACGTGATCCGAATGATACCTTCTTAAGATACTTTGGATCTGATTTAGATACTGTATTCCATAGCTTTAGATTGTCAGACATTCTGGTTCTCCTTAACTGTGACGCGAAGTGAGCCGCGCTTGTCGCGCTTGATAGAGAGAAGGTCACAGTATACTTCCCTCTCATCATCACCTACCATTGCCTTGAGATCAGACTTGGCAAGTTCAAATAACTTTGCATTGCTTTCATGCTGTATGTAGTCATGGCAGCGTGAGATAAACTCGTTGTCAGATGATGCGTCCCTGCGTACCAGACCATCGACCTTGATCTTGTCGATGCTTACTGGCTCCGCAAGGTTGTCACCGAAAGGGCGTGTGTTATCCTGTACGCATTGCCAAAACTCTTTGACCATGACTTGCATCTTCTTGATGTAGTCCCAGTCCTTCTGGACGTAGACACATTCCCATCTGCGATTGCCAAAGATTACAGATAGATAGCATCCATCAAGGTGAGATACCCACATGTAAAACTGTAGCTGCGGCATGTACATCTTGAGGCAACCCTCCATTGTGTTGCGCTCATAGGTGTGCTTGCACTCTACAATTGCTGTGTCAACAATCGCATCGACAGTACCTTTGAGTGGTACAGTTTCCCATTGCATCTCATAATATACTTGATGAGATTTTGTTTCTGTATTGAAGTTCTTCTCAAACCATTTGATGTTGAAGTCTTCAGTGTGTGTGCCTAGCTGCACAGCTAGATTGTCAGATAGATCTTCTGGCTCGACAAGCCCAAGCTTTTCTTCCCATAGATCTACCCATTGACCATCCATAATGCGGCGCATATCTGAGCCGCCAATAAATCCCTTGCGTTCCATTTGGTTCTCCTTTGTTTTGTTATACTGCAACTACGCAGTATGGTCAAGGGTTAATAGTTGTTTTTCAAATGCTTCTAGTAGTTTGTACCTAGTCTTGAGTTTGTATTCGATGTGCTTATGAAACTCTGCGTAAGCTGGCCAGAAGGTTGTGGTCTTGGCAACATTGTCAATAGCCCTGATAACTATGTCGGCAGGGAATGACACAAGCTGAGATGTGATTGCTTTTATCCTGATCTTATGATCGGAAGACGACTCACCTGTTGGCTTCACCACCAGCGCAGCCAACACGGTGAGGCGTTGCGCGATCTCTTCTGCCGGCAGTGGGGTGAGTGACTGCTTGATCTTCTTGATAGCTTGGATGCATTTGTCCTTGTCTTCACAGCAGATCTTATACCCCTGCAGTTGTATGTCTACAGTGTCATCCTTGAGGTAGCGTGTGCGCTGGATAGGCTCGACTCTAAAGCCCGTCAATAATTCCAGCGAAGTAATCAGCCTTTTGTCTACCGCCAGAGGATCGGCTGCCGATACCAGTAGTGCTATTGCTTGCTCTTGCTCGGCTATACTTAACTGAATTTCTACACCAGTTCTGGTAGGCTTTGTCGATGCTGGCAAAGACATTGCCTTTGGACTGATGGTAATCGCGGAAGCTAGGGGTTTCATACTCATGGTCAAGGTTCTCCTTCAGTGATTCATTTATAGACTCAATCAATTCATCAGATGGTTTCCAATTTTCTGGCACTCCCCCTCTTTTCTTAGTT